GTGCTGGCAGTGCAGGCAAGGACTTCAAGGCAGCGTATAATTTCCTTGACGGCTTTGATGAAATCATCTTGTGCTTTGACGCTGACGCGGCAGGCCAGGAAGCTATTGAGAAAGCTGCCGAAGTGTTTGCTGGTAAGCTGCGTGTCATGAAGCTGGACGCACGGCTAGGCAAGGACGCTTGCGACTACCTGAAGGCTGGCCGTAAGAAGGAGTTTACGGATGCGTTCTGGCAGGCGTCGCTGTATACGCCGAAAGGTGTGCTGTCCAAGGAGGAGCTGCTTGAGCGCCTGCTAGCGCCTAAGCCACGCAGCCTTGGAGACTACCCGTGGGCTAAGCTTAACGAGTTGACGTACGGCTTCCGTCCCACGGAGCTTGTGACCATCACGGCAGGCAGCGGGCTGGGTAAGTCTAGCATCCTGCGTGAGATCGTGATGCACATCAAGAACACCACGAACAATCGCATTGGCTGCTTGTTCATGGAAGAGAGCGTTGAGCGCACCGCTGAAGGCTTCATGAGCGTGGACCTAAGCACCCCGCTACACCTGCCCATCAGCACTGTGGAACGTGGCTCTCAGGACTGGATGGCCTGCTATGACCGTGTGTATGGGGACGATAGGCTGTTCATCATGGACGCTGGCTTTGACATTGGCGCTAGCGTTGATGATGTTGTGTCCCGTGTACGCTTCATGGCTAAGGCGTTGGACTGCAACGTCATCGTGCTGGATCACATCAGCATATTGGTATCGGCAGGGCAGCAAGGCGACGAGCGTAAAGCCCTTGACGAGATCATGACGAAGCTGCGTACGCTAACCCAAGACACGGGCATTGTGCTGTTCGCTGTGTCCCACCTCAAGCGCCCTGACGGTAAGGGCCACGAGGACGGAGCCGTAACGTCTGTCTCGCAGCTTCGTGGCAGCGCGTCCATCGCTCAGCTCAGCGACTTTGTAATCGGCTTGGAGCGTAACGGCCAAGCTGAGAGTGCCACTGAACGCAACACCACGCGCATTCGCGTGTTGAAGAATCGCTTCAGCGGCATCACCGGACCAGCGGGCCACCTGCTGTACAACATGGACACAGGACGGCTGTCTGAGTACACGCCACCGGAGGAGGAAGCGCTGTGAAGTCACCGTGTCGCAGCGAGTGTGAGCTGATGGGGGACAGATGCACTGGCTGCGGTAGAACCAAGGAGCAAATTGTGCGCTGGTCACGATACACCGACGAGCAGCGTGAACAAATTATGGAGGAATTAGGATGCGACAGACCCCCGCCTCAGCACTTCGTGTCGAGGAGCTGGAAAGATTACTAGACCAAGTGTCTAAAAAGCTTGACAAACTAGAGCGTATGTATTTCAACAAAGGAGAAGTAAATGATTCCGACAAGCAACCCAAGCTACAGCGCGTTCATCCACGCTAGTCGCTACGCTCGCTGGCTGGATGACGAGCAGCGCCGCGAGACGTGGGACGAGACGGTCAACCGCTACGTCAACTACTGGAAAGACAAGGGTATGGTCAGCAGCAACGAAGCCAAGCGCTTCAAGAAAGCTATCCATGACCTTGACGTAGTGCCCAGCATGCGCGCCCTCATGACGGCTGGCCCTGCGCTGGACCGTGACAACGTGGCTGGCTTCAACTGCGCCTACCTTGCGATCAACGACCCGAAAGCTTTTGACGAGCTGATGTACATCTTGCTCTGCGGCACGGGCGTAGGCTTCAGCGTAGAGCGTGAGGAAGTCAAGAAGCTGCCTGTCGTGGCCGAAGAGTTTGCCGATACGGACACCACCATTGTCGTAGCGGACAGCAAGATTGGCTGGGCTAAGAGTACGCGGCAGCTAATCGCCATGCTCTACGCTGGCGAGGTGCCCAAGCTTGACTACTCCCAGGTACGACCCGCTGGCGCACGGCTCAAGACCTTTGGTGGCAGGGCGTCTGGGCCGGAGCCGCTGGAAGACTTGCACCGCTTCCTTGTGGACGTGTTCAAGGGCGCTGCGGGCAGGAAGCTCACGGACCTAGAGTGCCATGACATTTGCTGTAAGATCGCTGAGATCGTGGTGGTGGGCGGCGTGCGCCGGTCTGCCCTAATCAGTCTGTCAAGCCCTGTGTCTGACCGCATGCAGGCAGCCAAGTCTGGGCAGTGGTGGGAGCGTAACGGCCAGCGTGCCTTGGCTAACAACAGCGCAGTGTACGACGAGAAGCCTGACTTCCCGTTCTTCATGAGCGAGATGAAAGCGTTGTATGAAAGCTATTCAGGTGAGCGCGGTATCTTCTCGCGGGAAGCAGCACGCAACATTGCGGGGCGTAACGGACGGCGGGACAACACCGCAGCCTTTGGGTGTAACCCGTGCAGTGAAATCCTGCTACGCCCTGCGGAGTTCTGCAACCTGAGTGAAGTGATCGTACGCTCCACCGATACGCTTGACCAACTGCTTGATAAGGTTGAGATCGCTACGGCTTTCGGTACGCTGCAGGCTACGCTCACTAACTTCCGCTACCTCCGCTCTGTGTGGAAGAAGAATTGCGAGGAGGAAGCGCTGCTTGGCGTCAGCTTGACGGGCCTCATGGACCACCCCGTGCTCAACGGCAGCAAGGGTAACAAGAAGCTTGAAGACTGGCTGACCGTAATGCGTGAGCGTGCCATCAACGTGAACAAGCAGTGGGCTGAGAGCCTTGAGATCAACCCTGCTGCTGCCATCACGTGCGTTAAGCCAAGCGGTACGGTGAGTCAGCTTGCGCTGTGTGCGTCAGGCATTCACCCCAACTACTCGCGCTACTACGTACGCACGGTGCGCCAGGATAACAAAGACCCGATGACGGACTTCCTGCGCGCTCAGGGTGTACCGTATGAGGCGTGCGTCATGAAGCCTGACACCACCACCGTGTTCAGCTTCCCGATTGAAGCACCGAAGACCTCCATCTTCCGTAACGATGTTGGCGCTATCGGACAGCTTGAAGTCTGGAAACAGTATCAGCTACACTGGTGCGAACACAAGCCGTCCATCACTGTGTACTACAAGGAGGACGAGTTCTTCGCTGTGTGTCAATGGATTTGGGACAACTGGGACATCATGTCTGGTATCTCCCTGCTGCCCTACGACAACGGCACGTACCGTCAGGCGCCCTATCAGGAGCTTACGGAGCAGGAGTACAAGGAGCTGTCTGCTCACATGCCTGAGATTGACTGGGCTGCTCTGCCTGCCTTTGAGCGTGGCGACACCACCACCGGAAGCCAAGAGCTGGCCTGCACTGGCGGTGTTTGTGAAGTTGTTGGCTCTGGTGCTTGACACACACCATGCTGGCATGATAAAATAATATCGTTATGTAGCGTTACGGCAAACCTAATACAGCAATACCATTATTAGTTAGGCCGTAACGTAGCATAACGCCAGCGTAAAGGAGTACACTATGAGTAGAATGGGTGACTACGTAATCGCATTGCAAGAACAAGAAGAGCTAAGTAGGCTAAGGAGACAGCCGAATGAAAGCAGTAGTGGACATCGAAACGAACCTAGCGCACGACACGATCTGGATGGCGGGCGTATACCTACCAGAACGGAACGAAGCCGTATCCTGCACCACGTCATCCGCATTGCGGGACGCTCTACGCGGCGTTGACACCATCATCGGCCACAACCTGCTGGCCTTTGACCTTCCGGTTCTAGAGCGCGTCTGGGGCTGGGCATGGGAAGGAAAGGTCCATGACACTCTCGTCATGGGCCGCTTACTAAACCCCCCTGCTGAGGGCGGACACTCTCTGAAAGCTTGGGCGCTGCGGGCCGGTAAAGAACTGAAGCAAGACTTCGACGTTACCGACTTCGACAAGGGCCTTACGGACGACATGATCCGCTACTGCCTGCAAGACTGCCGTGCTAACTGGGACGTGTATGAACACATCGTCGCAGAGCTAGATCGGCAGGACTTCAGTCAGCAGTGCCGTGACCTTGAGCATGCTGTCGCTGAGGCTACGGTGCAGCAGATTGCCAACGGCTTTGCCTTTGACTTTCCCACCGCATGCAACCTGTACTGCGAGCATGAGCAGCGCATGCGTGAGATTGAGGAAGAGCTGCAGGCTATCTTCCCGCCCATCATTGAGGAGCGCTGGTCTGAGAAGACTGGTAAGCAACTCAAGGACCGTGTAACTGTGTTCAACGTAGCTTCGCGTCAGCAAGTGGCGGAGCGTCTGGCCCAGAAGGGTGCCGTGTGGCGTGACACTACGCCCAGCGGTAAGCCCAAGGTGGACGAGACTACGCTCAAGCAGAACGAACACGTACCGGAAGCCGTACTAGTCCTTGAGTATCTTACGCTGCAGAAGCGCTACGGTATGCTCAAGTCCTGGCTTGATGCTGTGCAAGACAGCGGGCGTATCCATGGCCGTGTCAACACGTGCGGTGCCGTGACGGGCCGTATGACACACAGCTCACCTAACATGGCACAGATACCTAGCGACTCTCTGTACCGCCAGTGCTTCGTTGCGCCTGAGGGCAGCAAGCTTGTCGGCATTGACGCTAGCGGCCTTGAGCTGCGCATGTTAGCCCACTACATGGACGATGCTAAATATACGGACCTGATCCTTAACGGAGACATCCACACCTACAATCAGCAGGCAGCGGGGCTGGACACTAGGCCCCAAGCCAAGACGTTTATCTATGCGTTCCTGTACGGTGCCGGTGACGCCAAGATTGGTAGCATTGTAGGCGGCTCGTCACGCAAGGGTGCACAACTCAAGCAACGCTTCCTAGACAGCCTGCCTGCCCTTTCACGGCTGATTAACAAGGTGGCTAGGCAAGGCATTAGCGGCTCTCTTCCAGGGCTTGACGGGCGCCGTGTGCTGATACGCAGCGAACATGCAGCACTCAACACCTTGCTGCAATCTGCTGGCGCTATCGTAATGAAGCAAGCGCTAGTAATTGCCACGCAAAAGCTGAAGCGCTACGGCTACCCATACAAGCTGGTGGCCCAAGTGCATGACGAGTTTCAGGTAGAGGTGCCTGAAGAGTATGCGCAGCAAGTAGGCGCAGTGTTCCGTAACGCGATAAGGGAGGCAGGACGTAAGCTAAAGTTGCGCTGTCCGCTGGACGGTGAATACAAAATTGGAAACAACTGGAGTGAGACACACTGATGAAAACCAGACCGTTACCTTCACAAGAGCTGCTCCGTGAGCTGTACGATTACAACCAAGACACCGGGGCGTTTGTACGTAAAACCAAAACAGGAACAAGAAAAGCAAAACCCATGCTGTCTGCTAGCTACAGAAACTCACGTATAGATGGGGTACTGTATAAAACTTCTCGCCTGATATGGATGTGGGTATATGGACAAGACCCAAAAAATATGTACATCGACCACATTAACGGCAATAGAGCAGACAACCGAATCAAAAACTTACGGCTTGTTAGCTCACTAGAAAACTCAAGGAACATGCGTCTTTATAAAACAAACAAAACAGGCATTCCCGGTATTGATATACACAATGGAAAGTACCGCGTTAGGATTAAAATTAATCGTAACGAAATCTTTTTAGGCTACTATGAAGACCTTGATGAAGCCATAGCTGTGCGTAAGAAAGCTGAGCAGCACTTTGGGTTTCATAAAAACCACGGAAATTTTGTATTAGCCGCTTGACATTTCAAGCTACTTATGAGAAAATATAGTCACGGTCAAAGAACGACCGGATCACTGACAAGGAACTAAACATGGAAAATCAAATCGTTTCTCTCCGCGCTACCGTTAGCTTCCCGTCCCTGATTGACGAGATTACCTATCGCGGCGCACCCACCGGCAAGTACGGCGTGCAACTCACCAACCTTAGCGAGCGTGCTATTGAGCGGCTGGAAGAGTTAGGCGTTGAGCTTAAGCAAAAGCCCGACGATAAGTACGCACGTGGCAAGTTCATTGAATGCAAGTCGCAGTATCCGATTGACAATAACGGACGTTTCAAAATCTTGTTTGAGTCTGATGGCAAGATTCCGTTTGAGGGCGACCCCCGCGAGATCGGCTACGGCTCCATCGTGCGCGCTAAGGTTAAGGCGTACAAGGGACGTGACGGTGTGATTCGTCCGTCGCTGGTTAGCATGGCTGTTGAAGAGCTGGTACAGCCTGAAGTAACGTCTGACGAAGACGCAATGGCTGAGGTGCTGTAATGCGCTGGGGTCTGGACGGCGACATCATTCTGTATAGCGTGGCGTTCGCCGCCAAGGATGACCCCATTGCCTTTGCCTGTCGTTCAGCACGCTCCGTCTGCGAGCAGATTATGCAACAGCTTGGGGCGGAGGGTGCTGAAATCTACCTGACAGGGGACGGTAACTACCGGCTGCAGTACGGCTGCGATACCTACCCCTACAAGGGCACACGGAAGTCAGATAAGCCCGCACACTTCGCAGCGCTCAAGGAGTACATGATTGACTCTTTGGGCGCTGAGCTTGTGCACGGCGAGGAAGCAGACGACAAGCTTGGGTACATGGCGTACCAGCACGGGCACGGAATCGCAACGCTGGACAAAGACCTGTACGGCGTTCCCGGCTGGCACTGGAACTGGAGGCGTAGGGAGTTATTCAACGTGTCACCGGAAGATGCAGACCGTTTCTTTTACAAGCAGCTACTGACTGGCGACGCTACGGACAATATCCCCGGACTGTTCAAGCGCTTGGGCCAGAAAGCTACGCGCACGCTGCTTGATCCTATTGAAGATATGTTTGATCCCGCTGAGATGTACGCCTACGTACGTGACGTATACTCTCAAGCCTTTGACAAGGTGGGCATGTGCGTTGACGAGAAGGAGGAAATACTAGACGACTGGCTACTACGACAGGGGAGACAGCTATGGATTAGGCGTGAAGCTGGACAGATGTGGGAGTTTCCAGCATGAAGATTACACACATCGTCACATACCCAAAGCAAGCAAGAGCGATAGCCAGGATGGCACTACTATGGATGAAAGAACACGGAGTGATACGCATTACGGTGGAAACACTAGATGAGCAAGAAGGTACCAAGGACACGCAATGA